GGTTTTGATCATGGCTGGATGTTGACACAGCATTTCCATACACTTATCGGCAATGGGGCCGAAGACTACTTTCAATAAGTCTGATGATGAATTTATCCAACGAGCTGGCTTAAGGTCATCATACTTTTCATCTTTGATGAAGCTTTTACACACTCGTGCATCTTCGTCGTCAGTTCCGGGTTGAGGCCAGAGTCCTTGAGCGCACACTTTGATATATGCTTCTCGCAGCTCAGCTTTTCTGGCTTCCGGATGATTGACTCCGTCGATCCAAGTGAGAGTATCACTAACATCAGCGAAATTGAAAGTTTTAAACTGGGGATGTATGTACTTTCTGCAATATTTTATTATTTTCTTATGTTTTTTGTATGTACATTTATATACTTCTGCACCAAGCCTCTTAAAGGCTCCGGCCAGTACTGAAAGACGGTCTTTATGATCGGGAGCTGGGGCTGACGCCTCGGCTAACCATACAGGGAGGGAAGTCGCAACAAAGGTTTCAAGTACCTTTGGGGGACGTCGGGCTATTTTGAACCAGAAGTCGAGTCTAGTGGGAAGTGCGAAACACTTCTTCATCTGTTCTCTGGTCCATTCCTCTCCTCTGTATCCTCTCATATAGAGTCTTTGAGCTGGCCTTCTTAAAAATCCGAATAAGGCTTGCACTCACCATGGTGCAAAGCCCTTCCGGCAAAAAATGTATCTTTCACGGGGTGCGCCTCTAAAATAATGAAAGCTGGGTCGTTTATTGGCACGGAAAGTGTGTTTTCTAATTGGCCACGTAATGTGGCGTCGAATTGATCAGTTAGACAACCCCGTCGGGTGTTACGAAGAAGATCTTCACTAACAACCAGATCTCTGCAAGGGTGTCCGAAATAGGTTAAAATACTGGGATGTAAGTCAATTCGGTAGTATGTTTGAAACCAGTAAGGTATTGTTAAAAAAGGGCGCTGTTCAAAAATTAAAAACCGGGCGTTCCCTGCTCTGATGTGCTTCTCAATCTCCGGACGGTTGTCACCTGTTTGGATTAGGTCAACAACGGCTAGATCCACGGATGGTTCTAGCCCGAGATATTCTAACCACTCCGTTAGAAAGCTGGCTCTTGTCTTTAGGGGAAAGACCTGGCCAACCGGGAAGGTTGCACAAACTTTGGGCCTCCACAAGTTCTCCAACTGACGTTCGACGTTTTGGATGTCATTGTCAAGAGCGTTGAGAGAAGCTATGTGGTGCTGGGCAGGGATTGCGCACTGGCAAAAGGCAAGTACACAATTACAATCCGGGCAAAGTTCGTTGGGGAGCGTTAATCGGCGAACCGACATGGTGTTTAAATTTTCAAGTAATTCTTCGGCTTTATCTTGATTGTGGACGGGGAAAGACCAATGGAAATCTGGGAAATTGGTCCCTGGCCGCATCACAGGCGCCCGATAAGGGCGGTGTCCTGGCGTTGCAGCATTATTGTCATCATATCGGATATACCTCTTCTTTCGAAAAACCTTCATTAACCCCCAAACTATTAGGACGAGAATGCCGATTGCAGCAGTAAACTTAATAGTGGTTGACCAGCTCATTAAGTAACGCAGGATCCCCTTGGGGACCTCGAGCAATTGATTCAGAATCTCATTGGGCGGCGTGAAGAAAGAAGAATCTATCATTTCTTGTGGAGTCAGCGTCTCCATGACCGGGACTTCCGGTTCGTATGTTACTGGGATCTCATAATTTTCTATTTCATAATTAATGGTGATTGGGACCGGGGGAGCTTCCGGTTCATAAAAGACCGGTTCGAATTCCGGTTCATAAATTTGATCTAATCTAATGTCTGTTTCCAAAATGGCTTCCTGAATTTCTAAATCCACTGTTCGGATGTCTATAGCGTATGTCTTGACGGTTTGGAAAATCTTAGTCACAAATTCAACAAACTTCGAGAATAAACCGACGGGAAAAGACGCCAAGCATTCTGTAATGACTTGGTCTCCGAGAAGGTCTCGATCGCTTATCCTGGGGATATTGTAGATTTCTTTGAAATCAGGCAGTGGGAAACATAGTGTCTCTCTAAGTAATGGGGTGGCGAGCCCGAGTGCAGTGCAAAAGCCGATCTGTGCCCAACTCGCAACGTAGCGAGATGGCCCTTTAAACCATGCTTTCTCTTCATCATATTTCCACACTGGAGGAGCTAATACTGTTTGAAAAACGCCAGTAAGGACAACGATATCCATGGCAGCATTTTCAAAACAATTATCAACGGGGGATGTCCATGTTAATGCAGAGTTATACGCCCAATGACAAGCAAGCGGGTTGATGCAAGAGGGGAAGAGAGAGTGAAGGAGCAGGCGGAAAGCGAGCTCTCGTGGGATGTTTTCAGGGTTCCTTGTTGACTCCCAGGCGGAAATCAAAAGGACGAAGAAATAGGAGTAGGATTTTAATAATTCTTCGAGGATCGGTGAGACAAAGAGTGTGGTTATCAAATCTCCCACGGGGTTTACTGCTGTGTCTCGAATTTCTTTTGGGAGCAATTTAAAATTCTCCCTGTAAAGCCGTTTATGCGCTGCTATGTGCAAACAAGTTTGGTGCCATCTAGTGGCGAAAGTAGTTATGCCGCGGAAAAACTCCATTTAGTGATTTACAACTGAATATTCGTTATAGTTGTAGCAGGAGGTTTGGTCAGTCCGGATTGTTAGTCATTGACAAACCGATAACAATAGGCCCGGCCTAGGGAGCAACGCGGCACCATTTTCTCTAGTCAAAAGTCCCGCCCCGACGGGGACACACTTTACTCATCGGACACCCGAAGACTCCGAAACCACCAAGCCCAAAAGGCCACCGCGGGTCATTAGTTCGCAGCAGCCCCCCAGACAAGGGGCCTCAAAGGTTGAAATGACGACATCTCAATCTCCAGGGGTACAACTTCCAAATGTGGAGCTGAAGGGGGTTTTGTGGTAATAAGAGTACTAAATCTGATGGTCCACTTCGAAAATCCGTTGTTGGTCTTACATCTACGGATCGTTCGCTAAAGCATTTCAAATGCTGGGTGTGGGCCTTCCCGAAGGAAGGCCCAGTGGGTTCCCCTGCTAAGCAAGGCGGCCCCCAAGTTTTATTTAATGTGTAAACTCTCTTTTTCACGATCTAAACACTAATCTCAGCTTCTATGCGTCGATTCTTCTTCAATGAAGGAATGTTAAAGTACATGCGCTGGCCAGGCGTTAAACTTTTGCTCGAAAGAGTCTAATATTTCTTAGGTTTTCACCAAACGTGGAGTTAGCTGACCACGACAGAACAATTCTGGAAAACCAGACGAGGAGCAGCATGACCTCGACACTTTCACTAATGATTGACCAACGGGTTTCACTAGTGACTGTTTGTCCGTTAAGACGGGTTTTCCAACCACGGGGTTTTTAATTATCTAGCTGATTTCCGACAGCTGGAATGGGGGTAAACTCCCCGGCTACTTTTTGTTACTGGCTCGATGTAGCAGAGCCGCATCTTGTTTTACAATTTGTTTGATATCATTCTTCACTGCTGCCTTCTGCATTGACCTTGGTTTTTCTGCTTTAAGGTGTTGCTTGGCGACCTGACGGTGGGCGTAATTGGTTATAGCGGACGATGCCCCCCCGATTAAAGGGGAGAATGTTGGAAAGAAAGTTGAAGCTACTCCAGCCAGAGCCGGAATTGCACCTTCTACCGCCTGCCAGAACCACTCGCCCATGGGATTTTCGCGTACGGGGACGCCAACGGGCATCTCTTGCATGATAATGGAAATCAATGCAAGAGCTTTTGGGTCAAATGGACATGAGGGGGCAGCCATCGGTAGTAACGGGGATGACTGCACGGGGAATGTTTCTGTGTAAAACGAGGTTGTTATTGTGAAAGTTGAATTTGCATTCAGACCAGTTAGATAAATTCCCCTACTGTTCACGGGTGCGTACTGATGGGCGTTGAAGATGAAGGGGTCTCCAGAAACCCCGCCGGTGGCGTAGGTTCCCAAATACCGGCCTGTCGAATTCAGCGCATTGGGCGCATCCAGCACGGACGTTGGCGTGTTATTGACAAACGGGGTCATGTATTCTGCATAGTTGGGAGGATTTTCGTGTCCGGAGAACGGGACCACGACATAAGCTCCTTCCTTAGCATCCCATTGTCTACTTGTAGGGTAGGTCATGATATTTGCTAGATTGGATGGGAAACGATTTAATCTGGCTGCAGTTACTGCTGTATTTGTGTATGACAAGGCACCAACGGTCTGTGCTTTGACAACAACATCTTCAACATCTGCTGTGGTTTGGGGAATTTGGAAGCATGTTATTGTTCCCTGTTTGTACAATTCCGCAGTTACATCGTGGACTTCTACACCCATTCCAATCAAGCGACTGGCTCCATCCTGAAAGTAGGAGCCGGGAATTGCATGATTATAGGAAGCATCGGGCACGAAGGGCAACGATGGAAGGCCTGAGTTGGCTGCGTTGTAACTTGAAATTGTAACGGGGGCAATAACAACATCTGTCGACACACCTGGGGTTATCGTGTCAATGAGTGAATTCCGCCGAGTCGTAATATTGCACGTGCAAGCGTCCAATATAGGCCATGTGTAGATCATAATGCTTGATCCATCATCAATGGCTTTTACTGTGGTCGACTGCTTCCAGTGACGAATTACGGACGGACCAGTTTCTAAATCCGGCCACCCACGCAAACCCTCAATCGGTTTATCGTGGAATGGATCTACGGCTGCTAGTAAAGCTTTCATACCGCATTCTGACATTTTATGGGCTGCCACGGCGCGATTTAACACCTGTTCACCTCTGTTTACTTTATTGCTCGCTAGTTTTGGGATTTCCTTTCGAACCACGGTACTGCGAGACCATGATTCAAAGTAAGATTGGCCGTTGAATCTTTGGAGTGGGGATGCCACTCAGGGCATTCGGCGACATGTGGACTAAAAAATCCTCCCTTGCCGGAGAGCAGGAACCGCCACAAGCCTTCAATCATTTGCTTGTGTCGTCCATCACACTCTCCCCTTACTGACTGCTCCTCCTCCGCAGAAAGTGATCTCTAACAATATAGAGCCTCATACAGCCTCACGCTGCCTCCCCCTCCGGGGTGAAACCAGGCGCCCACTCAGTGAGCCGCTGGGAGCTTTGTTAACCCAGTGCCGCTTTCGCACGTTATCTGGGAGAAAACACGGCGCTCG